GTCAGAAAAGGAGGCGTTAAAGTTAAGAGATGCTTGGATTTCTCACCCTGACCATACCATTACTAAGGCGCTTGTCGCAGAGCGAGCTATATTCTTTGTTTTATTACCTTTCTTTAGGTTTAATGGCGACGCTGCTCTTAGGACAGTATCGGCAGATATCTCAAGAGACGAACAGATCCATGTCGGAAGTAATTCACTTGTATGTGCAGAGTTGGGGCTTTCTCCTTCTCCTAGCTTGGACCGTCTTAGGAAGGCAACTATTCATTGGATATTAGAGCCTTTAGGTATAAATACTACTGATAAATATTTGGACAAAAAATTCTGGCTGGATGCTAGTGATCGGTTAATGTATGAAGGGAAGGCTCCAGAGCTTTCTGATACACGGTCAGCTAGGATGCCAGCCTTCTTTGAGCATAGCAATGTCAACCTACCCCAATACGCTTGAACCAATACTCGGACCTAATCCCGAGTCCCTCCTCTTAGAGATGGAGGAAAAATTTCCACCAGTAAACCCACATCCTAAAGAGGAGTTATCATCAATCATGTATAAAGCAGGACAATACTCTGTAATAGAGTGGTATAAAAATAGAATAGAGGAGGAGAGATAATGGCAGGAGCAGCAAGGAGGTATACAGAATGGAATGATCCTAAAGGATCTAAAAGGCTTTCTGATTGGGTAAGAGGTGATCATCACGGTCAATATCTTCCACTTAAAGAAGATCAAGAGTACTACAATAAAACTTATGCTGGTTGGTTAGATCATTGGGCTGATAAAGGCCACGATTATAGACTAGATCCTAATAGAGATTGGAAAACTAAGTGGGTACAAGCTTCATATAATCATGGTGGTGATAGTAGAAGTTCGTGGTTCTATAGACCTGATCTATACGATTGGCATAATCCAGCACAAGCGCAGGGCTGGGAACTAGGAGTACATGCTGGTACAGGTAGGTACAAGCATGATACTGACCGAAGCTTAAACTATCATCCAACTATTGAGATGATAGATTATGATGCATATAATAGAGATGCTTACTATTCCTCTGGTGCAAAAGGTATGGGATTAGAAGGCGGTAAAGTATCCAAACTTCAGGACATCTATGATATTGAAGATTGGTATGCTGGAGAAATGAGTCAACGTTGGAAAGATGCAGAAGCAAAATCTCAAGCACAACTTGATGCAACTAACCAACAGATAGCACTACTACAAGAGCAGTTAGATATAGCTCGTGCTCCTAGAGAAATTGATGTTGGTGGATATGCAGTTGCAGAAGGAGGAGTATCTGATTATATTGCTCAGTTACAAGAAGCTTGGGATCAAAGATCTGCTAGAGATCTAGGTATTTTATCTAATAGATTATATTCTGATTTCGATAGTAGGTATAGCCAAGCTCAGTCTGATTGGGGATCAAGGTATGATCAACAACAATCTGATTGGAATTATAGATACGGTCAAGCTCAATCTAATTGGGGTGACAGATATGATAGACAAAGTGATTTATATGATTCTAGAATATCTGACCTAACAAATCAATGGGGTGAGCAGAGATCAGCTTATGATATGAGTCTCTCTAATTTAAATAGTCAGATTAATGAATATAATTCTTACTATAAACAACAGGAAGAGAATAGACTTACGCAAGAACAACGATCTAGAACTGCTGCAGCTTATGGAAATCAAGGTCCAAATAATCCTTCAGTTGGAGGAGTTAAAACTCAAAGAGGCTTAACATATCCACAGCGTAATAGATATGGATCATCATTTAAGAGATCTGATATGTCTATCGTAAACAAACAATTAAACATATAAAATGACAGCTAAAGAAAGGTACGATTATTTATGTAGTGATCGTTCTCAATTTCTAAGCGAAGCAGAAGATGCAACGAAACTTACCTTACCTTATCTAATACGTGGTCACGAAGAGAATTCTCGTGGCATGAAACAGCTAAAAACTCCTTGGCAATCAGTTGGTGCTAAAGGAGTTGTAGCGTTAGCAAGTAAATTATCACTTAGTCTTGTACCACCACAAACTAGTTTCTTTAAATTACAATTAGATGAGTCTCAATTAGGTGAAGATTTCCCTCCAGAAGTAAAGTCAGAATTAGATTTATCCTTTGCAAAGATAGAGCGTACAATCCTCGATGCTATTGCTGCATCAGATGATCGTGTAGTAATACACCAAGCACTACAGCATTTAGTTGTTGGTGGTAATGCTCTTATCTTTATGGGTAAAGCTGGTCTGAAATTATTTCCTCTTAATCGCTTCGTTATAGAAAGAGATGGTAATGGAGATGTTATTGAAATAGTTACCAGAGAACAGATCAACAAAAAATTAATCGAAAAATATCTACCCGAAGACTATGATTATGGTAAAGATGAATCAGTAGTTGATGAAACTAGTAATAATGAAGATGAGTGTGATGTATATACTCATGTTACTAGAGATAATAACAGATTTGTTTGGCATCAAGAAGTCTATGGTTATGTCTTAAAAGATTCCTATAGTAAATCACCAGTTAAAACTACACCATGGCTACCTCTACGTTTTAATACAGTAGATGGTGAAGCTTATGGTAGAGGCAGAGTAGGTCAATTCATTGGTGATCTTAAGTCACTTGAAGCACTATCTCAGGCACTCGTAGAAGGGTCTGCAGCAGCTGCTAAAGTTGTTTTCACTGTATCACCTTCAAGCACTACTAAGCCAGCTACACTGGCACAGGCAGGTAATGGAGCAATTGTACAAGGAAGACCAGATGATATAGGTGTAGTACAAGTTGGTAAAACTGCTGACTTCCAAACTGCCTACCAATTAATGGCAACATTAGAAGGTAGATTAAATGAAGCTTTCCTTATACTTAGTGTAAGAGATAGTGAAAGAACTACAGCACAAGAAGTTCAAATGACACAGATGGAGTTGGAACAACAACTCGGTGGTTTATTTGGTTTACTTACTGTAGAATTCTTAGTACCTTATCTTAATAGAAAGCTTAGTGTCTTCCAAAAAACAGGAGAGATACCTAAGATACCTGATGGTATGGTTAAGCCAATCATTGTAGCAGGTATTAATGCTCTTGGTAGAGGACAAGATGTACAAGCATTAGGTAGCTTCCTAACTACTATTGCTCAGACAATGGGTCCAGAAGCTATACAGCAATACATTAATCCTGATGAAGTTATAAAAAGATTAGCTGCTGCTCAAGGTATAGATGTACTAAATCTTGTTAAGAGTGTTCAAGAAATACAACAAGAGAAACAGCAAGCACAAGAACAAGCAATGCAGATGGAACAGATGAAGCAAGAACCTAATATGGCTAAAGCTCCAATGAATGACCCATCTAAAAACCCTGCACTAGCTGCCCAGTTAGAAGCAGAAATACCACCTCAATAAATCATGGCAGAAACATTAACATATGATGCTGGCACTGACACAGTAACAACTGAAGAGAATCTTAATGCTGAAGAGCAGGATTCTCTTCAAGTCGGTGAAGCTATGCAAGAAGAACAGGAGCAATTACTTGCAGGTAAATATAAGAATGCTCAAGAATTAGAAAGTGCCTATGTCGAACTCCAAAAGAAATTGGGAGGAGAAGGTAATAAAGATAGCGAATCAGCTGGGGAACCCTCAGATTCTGCTAACACTGAAGAAACGTCTGAAGAAACAAAAGAAACTAAGGAAGATACTGAACAAACTAACATCTTAGATAGTCTTTGGAAAGAAGCTAATAGTGGTGAGAAGTTTAGTGATGAAACATTAAAAGAACTAAATGGTATGAAGCCAGGTGATCTGGCTAGTTTACATTTAGAATATCGTAAAGCTAATGCACCTAAAGAATTAACTGAACAAGACGTAACAGAATTAAAAAATTTAGCAGGTGGAGATCAAGGCTATACTGATATGTTACAGTGGGCTGAGAAGAATCTTAATCCACAGGAGATCAATATGTTTGATCAAGTGATGGAAAAAGGAGATCCATTAGCTGCTTTCTTTGCAGTTAGAGCTTTATCATATAGATTTGAAGATGCTAGAGGAGTAGAAGGTAGAATGGTTACAGGAAATACACCCAAAACAAGCGGAAATACATTCCGTAGTCAAGCTGAAGTTGTTAAAGCTATGAGTGATTCTCGATATGAGAATGATCCAGCTTATAGACAAGACATAATGCAGAAGCTTGAACGTTCCGATATCAACTTTTAATTATGGCAAAGTATGATCCTAAAAAAGCAAGAGAAATAAAGATTAAAGGTAAGCAGGTAACTGATGCTGTTAATGCAGGTATGCGGATTGCTAAAGAAGATCTGAATAAACCTTTAACACCTAAACAATTAAAAGAGTTACAAAAGAAACAACCAAGTACTAGTCCTTATAAAGATTATAGAGACTATACAGGTAAAGGTAAAGGGTTAGCTAGTTTACAGATGCATCCTAATTTAGATGGCATTGGTGTTCATGTACCAACACCAGATGATACTGGTGCAAGTGATGACTATTATGGAACTCCCTCTGATAATCCAAATATGCCACGTGGATGGCAAATGAAAATAGCTGGTTCACCCTCATTTGATATAAATGAAAGTTCAAAGAATCGTAAGATTAGAGGTATCCGTAAACTTCAGGAAGGAGGTAAAGGAGGAGAAGCTGGTGCTGCAGGTGAAATGTTAAAGAAACTTGGTGGACCACAGCTACCTATTAATTTAGCTCAACTAACCCCAGATGCACAGAAAGCATTAATGATAAGAGGTTTAAAAACTTTTCAAGAACAAGGAGGGGATGCTCTTGGTAAATTTTTGAAGGATTTCCAACAACCTGATCAAAAGAGACCATATCAACCTAGCGGTTCTTTAAGAGTTTAACTTAAAGCGGCTGACCCGAAAGATCGTCCTCGGCCACACGAACTTTTATTACCTTACTCATGCCTCAAAACAAATTTGCAACTGAACCTCAAGTAGAAGTAGTAGATCAACCTTACTTCGAGAATGCAGAGCGTGTTAACGGTCAACTAGCTATGCTAGGATTCGTTGCAGCACTTGGCTCATATATAACAACTGGACAACTTATCCCCGGCATTTTTTAATGGCAACACTAACCCTACCTCAACAGAATAATTGGAATCAGTTCTGTAAATGGGTTACAAGCACCGACAACCGACTTTACGTTGGTTGGTTCGGTGTACTCATGATTCCATGCTTACTTACTGCAGCAACCTGTTTCATTATCGCTTTCATCGCAGCACCGCCTGTAGACATAGACGGGATACGTGAACCAGTAGCTGGCTCTC